TTACATATTTAGCGGGTATAAATGTATGGTCTCCCTGATGTCCAACCTCGCGCATAGGACATTTCGCACATTGTCGTCCTGCACCCCCCTGAATACCATTCTTTAGCAATGGTTCTCTCCCATGTATAGTATAACCATTTGCTTCTAATGCAAGAGCTAAAATTAGAGCACCGGTTGTTACAAATCGACTATATACAAACCCAATTCCGTCGCAACGTTTTAAACAACCAAGAATCGTAGCACATTTGGGTGAATAATTGGCGAATTCATCCTCTTGTAACCAAGAAGGATCATTTGTATAATATCGTTTTTTATCTTTTTTAAACGTATTTTGAAAACCGGTCAAACCCACACAATCTTCCGCGATATCAAACTCAACAGGAAATACACAATTTCCTGCTTGAAGAAGTTTATCACGTATTTGATATCCTGTACCCCTTCTCGCTCCTTCTTCTGTTAGTTCTTCCATAACCGTATGCGCTAACGAATCTATAGGACATTCTGAATTTACAAGAGGCAACTTTTCCATACCATTTCTATCATCTTCATCTACACTCGTGTTGGCCTCTTTTGAAAATGCATATAGTGGATATGTATCTGCTTTTATGCGTAAGGCACCTTTCATTTTTGGATAGAGACGAATGGGGAAACTATTCGGATTTTCACCACGCATAAAACTTATGTAGGCGTTTGCAATGGGTTTTAGAATCGCATCAGCACCTTCTACTAAATTTCCATCTTCATCTAGAATTTGATTCTGAGAAATAGGTGCCTTTTTATCATTCATAAGTAATAAATTCATTAATAGAACAATTTCTTGAACATTCTTAAACATAGGTGTAACCGTCATAAGTAATAATTTCATACCTTCATTTAGGCAACTTAGCTGTAGTAAATATGGTGTTAATAATTTACCCGCTTTTTCCTCTTCTTTTTCTTCTTGTGTTCCAACAGTATCAGTATCTTCAATATCAACTAAATCATCCGTAGTTTCATCTCCTTTTTTCATAGAATCGCAGTCAAAGTTTGTTGTGCTTACGTCTCGTAAATTGTGTGCCTCGTCAATAATCAATAATCTATTTCTAAATTCTTTACGAATCGCTTCAATTTGACGTAAACGTAATGTCTCTTCATCGCCGAGGGTAGAAACCTTAGATAGTAAATTACGAATATGATTTCTGAATTGTAAATATCCATAAAATTCATAACGACGATTTATAGCTTTTTTAACATCTTTTTGAATTACATCTATATTCCGTTCCATTGTAAGATTCATCAACCGTAAATATGTATTTGCAGTACATCCAGTTGCTCGGTTGGGGGTCTCCCCTTTTCCAAGTTGAAGACGTTCGATATCAAAAATGGTGCGACGAAACCCTTCTTGAATAGTTGGAGGGGCAACAATCATAACCTTGCGACGAGGATATACATCCAAATATGCCTCGGCAGTTTGTATTGCGGCGCATGTTTTTCCTACACCAACACCATGATACAAAAGAGCACTCATATAAGGAGTTCGGGGATGTAAGAAGTTTGCTACAAACCGTTGTACAGGAGTTACTTCAAAGTCGGGACCTGATTCACATGGTGTATCATCCGCAGTTGGAGGATGACTATATGTGTCGGCAAATTCGCTCTTTTTCAGAAGTCGTGATACAAAATTAGGATCTTCTACATCAGGATACAGACCATACTCTCCAAATAAATCTTCCAGGTCGGCCTCTTTTGGAAATAATTTTCTCGCCTTCATTATTTTCATAAGTTGGTCACGCTTATTTATATTTGTTTCAGTCCTCCACGAAATTAAAAGATTCTCGTCTGCTGTGTTCTGACTTTGATTGTCTGAAACATTTGGTAGATCCATATACGTTACTCCTATTTTGTATTTTTTTTTCATCCAAAAGAATATTTGTATTTTGAATAATAGCAAAGGCTTGTTCTAAAATATCTTGTTTACTTTTATTTGTTGTTCGTATATGAGAAAATGCATCATTGTATGAAAACCATTGAATATCTCCTATTTCTTTATTCATTATTTCATTTTCTGGATTATATGATACTTGAATATCTGTGGATAACCACGCTAAATAATACACATGGCAATAATGGATATTATTATTTCCACAAAAAGATTCTTTTATAGGGAGGATATTATTACATATAATAAATTGTTCTTCTTTCAATCCAGTTTCTTCGCAAAATTCACGAATCGCACATTGTTGATTCTTTTCCATAATATTTCTTCTACCCTTTGGAAATCCCCATTCAGGTGTCTTCCAATCAACAGGAGAATCTAGTAATTCGTCAAATAATATTATTTTTCCATCTATTTCTACTCCTTTTTGCAATTGTTCAAATTTGTATTTTGCTTGATCATATTCTTGTTTATATTGTTTTGAGTCAAAGGATGATTTACCCCACAAAGTAATCCATAATTCCTCGAATGTTTTTGTTTTCAAAGCATTTCGTTCTTCAAGTGTAGTTCCTTCTATTTGTTGTTTAATATATTCAATATCTGTAATCTTGTATTTTGCACGTAGCAACTCAATAAATCCAATACTATCACGGCGCTGTATCATTAAAACTTCAAGGTTATCGAGCGGAATTGTATTTATATCATCCATATTATTGATAATCATTTCTATTTGATTCCAATCAGGTTTATTCGTACGAAATGCTATAATTCCATAACTGTAAATTGGTTCTGTACAACTTCGAAAATGGTGATTTGGTTCCCCACAATTTATACATTGCATTTGTTTTACAGTTCGTTGGTACGAACTCATTACTATATATAATACTATATATTCCTTTACATCAAGAATGCGTCACTTATATTCTATCAATCCATAAGTGTATAATAGGATGCCCGGTCGTATTCCACCATCTACATGGGGACCATTTTTCTGGCACGCAATGCATATTATAGCTTTAGGATATTCAAATCAACCCACATATGCTGAAAAAAGAGCGGCGAAAGAATATTTTGAAAGCCTTGTTCATTTGATTCCTTGCCCTACATGCCGTGTTCATTATGCGACTCATCTGAAAGAAAATCCTATTTCACCGAGCCTAGATTCAAGAAATGATTTATTTCGTTGGACTGTAAATATACACAATCTTGTGAATAAGGACCTTGGAAAACCTGAATATACGGAGACAGAATCTATAAGCTTTTATCATTCTCTTGGAGAACTTGGACGCAGTCCCGTTTGGACTCCACAAGATATTCAATCCGTTCAATTCAAACAAGCTCTTGAATTTACAGGAATGGTGGTTGGTGGAGGGATTGTACTAGGAGGATTATATTATATACTTCGCGACACAAAAATGTTTAAATCGTAAAAAAACAACACAAGACACAATTAGGAAATGGCACGTGGCCAACAAAATGGAGGTGGTTTATTTTCATCCAATAATGACCAGACCTATACAATGGAAAATGGAATGAATTCTGGAGTTTTACAGTATGTTTATTATTTTATTATGATAATTATTATTCTTGTATTATTACTTGTTCTCATACATTTTACCATAAAACCAATCTTTCGATTCAATCCTGGAGATAAGGGTTTTATTGGAATACCCGGTTCTGATGATTCAAAGGTATTTTGGACGAATCATAATTCTATTTCGCAAATCAAAGATATAGATACTCCTCTTGGTTCTTTAACTGATAATTGGAGTTTCGCGCTTGATATTCAATTGGATAATCCTACCGCAAATACGGATAGACCTCGTATATTATTTACAAGAGGACAAACTGTATCACCTTCTTCTAGGCCATTCCAAAGTTCAGACACAATTCTAACGGTAAATCCAGCATTCAATGTATGTGTCTATTTGGACCGTCTAACAAACGATTTATATGTAGCAGTACAAACAAAGTCACCATCTACAGATTTACCGAGTGTAGAAACGATTATAGTTCCAAATATTCCTGTAAGAAAATCACTACGTCTAGGTTGTTTTGTTGGTTCTAGAGTTTTGGAAGTATATGTAAATGGTTATCTTGTGCGCAGTAGGGCATTCCCCAATTCATTGCGCAGTGTGACAGGGCCTATACAACCACCCTTAGACCAGATTATGAATTCAACAGCCCGTGTAGCAAATTTACGTATATGGCCAAGACCCTTATCATCTGCAGAATTCCGAGCCAATGGAACAGCTTCTAATTTTGATGTAAAGGATATACAAGATTCGTGTGTGGCGTAGATAATAAACAAACTAATTATACAAAATAGAGTATGAATCTATCCTCTATTTTGGTAGTTGTATTAATTGTTGTATTGATTAGTCTAGTGATTACATTTATTGTATTACGTTCTCTACGCCCTTCTATTCTACAGAGTTTAACCCCGAAATCAGGTGAATTAAATCAACAAGTTCGTATTGGAACTGCTGGTCAAGTTCGTGATTTATTTATGGCACCTGCATCTTCTACATTGATAGTATATGTAAAATGTGTATTAAATGGTAAAACTCCTACCGTAGTAAAAGATGAGAATCCCATGCGTATATTACAACTAGGAAGTGCTCTTCAACTACAAATTGTTACAGGAAGTTCTGCGCAAAAACAACAAACATTCCTTGTTGTAAGAACCCAAAATAAGTTTGAAAAGATTCCTCTTATGGATTTTCCAGAACAACAATGGGTACATACCGCCATTGTAAGAGAAGGAAGGCGTTATACAGTTTATTATAATGGTAAAGTGGCTGGAAGTAGCCGCACAATGGAATTTCCGACAATTAATGCATCCCAGTTCATAATGGGAGATAGTCGTATACGTGGCTTATTTGCCTTTCCAAAACTTGCTCCGACAGCATATCATTTAGAAGAAATTAAAAAGGATATGGAAACTACTTCCGATACTCGTCATCAACCGTATTTAGACCTAACAACAGGGTCTTTCTTTGACGCATTTTCCTGTCCTGGCGGAGTTTTCTGTTTTAGCACATCATCGCAACCAAGATTGAATCCATTGAAAACATGGAAAACTCCCTATGCTTAACAGAGAGGTATGCAAGCAGCAAATTCATCTGCTTCCAATGGTTCAATGGTATCTAAGGTAATATTTGTAGTTGTTATGCTTGTTGCATTATATTATTTGTATCAATTCTTATATAGCCCTTCCGATTTACAAGGAAATGTTATCCTAAACACTGTCAGCCCTGCTAACCCAGGAACGGCGTATGTTTCAAACAGTGACCCGAAATCAGAGAATAAACTTCCGGCAATATATGAAGGTGGTGAATATTCTGTAAATACGTGGGTATATGTAAATGATTATTCTATAAATCGTGGGCAAAATAAGAATATTCTAACGATTGGTGGAAGTTCCTTTTCAACACTCGTAGTATTTCTAGGACCGTATAAGAATTCTCTATCTGTTCGTGTACAAACAAGATCCGCATCTGGCGTAGGCAGTGGAACTTCCTCAGACACAAGCAATAATTTAACTACATCTGCTGTTCAACAATTATTCACAACTCTTCAATCGGATTCAAGCCTACTAGATACAAATAGCCCCTGCGATATTCAAACAATTGACTTACAAAAGTGGGTACAAGTAACAGTAACATTAAATAACAAGACGTGCGATGTATATATGGATGGAAAGCTAGCTAGAAGTTGCGTACTTCCTTCTTTCTATCGTGTTGATAAAAGAAATTTACAAATGAAACTGTGCGACTATAACGGATTTGGCGGTTTTATCAGCAATACAAGTGCCTATAATTACGCACTAAATCCCGAACAGGTTTGGAGACTATACATGGCTGGACCTGGTTCCCAATATACGTTCCTACAATATGTCGCTGGACTATTCAACCCCAGTGGTGCAATGACATTTGATTACCCGAAACAAAATATTATCTCATAAATACTTTTAAGGTGACCGTAATAACCGAATAAAGTATTTTGAAAAGAACTCTCTAACATAAGGATAGAGATAGGAATGAACGCTATGAACAGCATGAATGCTGCAGGACCCCTTTCATACGTTGCAGGAACAGGTATACTTGCGCAAATAGTATTAACATTACTAATTTGTACTACGCTTTATATTATTCTTATGTCATTAGAACTTTTATATAAAAGTTTTAAGAATGTATCGAGCACCCGCGTTGATATTTTACCATTAACTGTAAGTGCTCAAAACAAACAATATGAATTTGAGCAAAATCCCCAAGTAGCAAAATCAAAATTATTGCCTATGTCCGACAATGAGAGAAGTGGAGCAGAATTTTCCTATTCATTTTTCTTATGGGTAGACCCTTCTAGCTTTAGACAAGAGCAGGGACTACTACATATTATGCACAAGGGTCATCCGATATCGTATCCCCTACTTGGACCTGGAGTATTCTTACATTCGAATACCAATACATTACGTGTATATATGAATTCATCCAAGACTTGGAATAATTATGTAGATGTTGAGAATATTCCTGTGAAAAAGTGGGTTCATGCCATTGTTATGGCGAGAGATAATTGCATTGAAGTATATATCAATGGAAATCTAATAAAGAAGCTACGAATTGATGGTGGAACCATCTATCAGAATTTTGGAAATCTATATTTATTCAATCAACGCCCGCTTGTATTAAATCCTACATTAATTCCCTCCTTAAATGGCGAGGCTGTACAATTATTTGGAACCTATTCCGGTAATCTAAGTAATTTATACTATTTCAGTTATGCTCTATCTTATACAGAGATTCAATCGTTAGTAGCGGAGGGTCCTAGTACAAAGACAGTAAGTAATTCACAAGATGCTCCTCCGTATTTGGAGGATGCTTGGTGGGTAACCGATTACAGCAAATAAATAAAGTAAGCGTCAGAACATAAAATCTAACTATCAAGTGCTAAACAGGAGATATGCCCGGTGGCGGATTATTAGCACTTGTTAGTTACGGGTCACAAAATGTTATTTTAAATGGAAATCCTGAATTTACTTATTTTTATAAGGTATTCAAACGGCCATCACATTTTGCGGTAGAGAGCGCTACACTTGCCTTAGATGGTCCAAATGAATTATTTTTTGACCAAAGTATTAAACTTCGAGCAAAAATACAACGTATCGCCGACTTAGTTACCGATTTAGTATTTGCTTTTGATATTCCAGATATTTATAGTAAATTTGTAGCACCCAATGAACATAGAACATCCCAGTATGAGTTTCAATGGAATAATTACCTTGGAGCCCATATTTTAGAAAATGTCGCATTTTTTGTAGGCGGAAGTAAAATACAAGAATTCAATAGTGATTATATAATTACAAAGGCGCATGCAGATTTAGATACAGATAAACATGAAAAGTGGAAGCATCTAATTGGTGAAGTTCCTGAACTTATAAACCCTTCAAAAGGAATATATGGCGGTGGTCAAAGTGCTACTGGATATCCGACCGTAATTGCAGAACCAGGTGTAAATCAACAAACAAATCGGCCTAGTATTCTTGGACAAACTATTTATGTACCATTACCTCTTTGGTTTTCAGAATCCATTTCAAAGGCTCTTCCTCTTGTTGGCCTACAATATCACGAATGTGAAATACAAATTACTCTAAGACCTATACAAGAATTATACACAATTCTAGACCCCTCTGGCAATCGTGTTCGTCCAGGATATCGTATTACAGGTCCTCAATCAATGATAGATATAGGACAACCTAATTACAGTTCTTATCAGGATGCTTCAGGTGAATTTAGAGCATTTGCAACAGATATTGGCTATACGGCACCCGCATTAAATACTTGGTTTTTCAATCCTCGGTTACAAGCATCCTATATTTATTTAACAGATGCAGAACGTAAAATTTTTGCCAGCACTCCATTGACATATTTAATCAACCAAGTCACCACCTTTAATCAGCCAAATATTTATACACGCGCTACGATTGATTTAGAAATCAGTAATCCTATAACCCGCATTCTCATGCTTCCAAGACGGTCTGACTCATATAATTATAGAAATCAAGTCGCAAATTATACAAATTGGGTAAATAATTTGAAGGCCCCTTGGATACCTACTCCAGGAGCACCTCAAATACAGAATCTTATTTTTTCAAGTGGTCTTTTAATTCCAAATTCTCAAAATCAAGTTCTTCAAAGTCTTAGAATTCTATTGGATGGCAATGAGTATCAAGAAGAAAAGCCTATCGAATTTTATACAAAACTGCTACCATATCGTACACTAACGGGCGGTAGTTTATCAGAATCTAGAAATTTACCGGTTTTAAATTTTAGTCTAACAAGTCCTACAGACCAACCAAGCGGAAGTGTAAATGCGAGCCGTATTCGTTTATTTCAACTTGATATAAATCCTTGGCCTCTTCCTATAAATACAACATATGTATATGATATTACAATGTTTGTTGAGAATCTGAATTTTTTTGTTGTAGAATCTGGTTGTGGTGGATTGAAGTATGCCTTATAAAAATAGAATATTGGTAAGAAACGAGCGTCAGAGATAGCATTTGTAAAGTTTCAAGACGTAGATAGAGAAGCTCGATGGGCGTATTTGGTTCGAAACCAGAAAAACAATCACAGGAAGAATTAAATGCAGTTCGTAAGTCTCGCGTAGACTATCAAGATTTTCTAAATAATGTGCAAATAAATACAACTACAGATATAAATAATAAAGCATTAACCCCCGAAACAGGAAAATCTATTTTTTCTCAAATTCAATCATCGTATGACTGGCTAAAAAAGAATCCGAATGCAAATTTGAGCGAAGTATTGGCAAATAAGGATGCTACAACCCAAGAAATACAACGTCTTATAAAAACGGATGTTCCAAAGAGAAAATTCAATAATACACTTATTGCGTTACCGTCTATTTTAGATGTAGCTATATCAGAAAAACTAATAACAGATGTGCAAAAAGCAACATTTTTACCAACAATAGCCACAGAAAGTCAATGGTATAAGACAAATCAAGCAACTGCTACGGAAATTGATTTTTCACAAGAATTATTAAAAATAGATTCTTCTATAACAACTACATTTGTAAATACAGAAGCAATTAAATTTATAAAAAACAAAATGAATGATATACAAAATATGCAAACAAGTGAACTTCAATCTGAAATATATACTGCGCAACAAAAACAATCTGCCTTACGCGAACAAACTGTAGATGTACAAAGTTCTGTAAATACGGTTATTTCAACGAGTGTAAAAGTATTTATGACGCTACTTATTATAACTCTATGTCTTTTATCAGGTAGTTTTGCGGCGAATTTTGCAATAGGAAGAGTCCCTGCATATCGCGTATTATATTTCTTGTATGGATGCGTGCCGATATTTGTCCCATTTGTTCTATTATATACTATATACAAGCGTGTGAAAGATGGTCGTATACCAATATATGCTATGCTACCTATCAGTATAGAACCTTCTACAACACGTCTTGGCAGACTATTATGGAGCCCATTTTATTGGATACCAGACCAACAAGCAATGGATGCATTCAAACTATTCAATGATAATTTATTATCACAAGTTGTATAAAGAAATATTCATTTAATATGTATAGATGAAACCATTCGTATCTGTATTAACCCCTACGTATAATCGTGTAGAATTCTTCCCAAGACTTGTACAGTGTTATAAAGCACAACTATATCCCAAAGACCGCATGGAATGGATTATTCTAGATGATGGGCAAGAATCTTGCAAAGAGATTCTAGAAAAAGAAACAAATGGTCTGCCAAATATTCGTTATATTTCATTGGATTATAAAGTAAATATTGGTGAAAAACGAAATATTTTAAATAAGGAAGCAAAAGGGGATATTATAGTATGTATGGACGATGATGATTATTATTGTCCTGAAAGAGTTTCCCATGTAGTTGAACAATTTTCTAAATATCCAAAGATTGATTTAGCTGGTTCTTCTGAATTATTTATTTATTTTACAGATTCAAAACTAATATATAAATTAGGGCCTTATAGTCCAAATCATGCGACCAATGGAACAATGGCATATAGAGCCTCTTATGCTAAAACGCATTCATATGATGAAATGGTAACATACGCAGAAGAAAAAAGTTTTTTAGAAGAATATAAAAATCCTATGATTCAACTGAATTCGAGAAAGGTTATGCTAGTAATGAGTCATGATGATAATACATTTAATAAAGATGTATTGCGAAAGAAAGAAAGTAAATATCTAAAGCAAACATCCTTAACTATCAAGGACTTTATACAAGGGTCAGACATACAGGCTATGTTTGTCTAATTCAAGCTAGCGTAAAGACTACAATAGAAAGACAGAGTATATATAACATGGAGTCCGATGAACATTTAACACAGTCATCCATATTATGGAATTCAGATGCCATTCTAAAAACATTAGATATGGGATTCAAGCGTGCTTTAACGTCAGATTCTCCTCAAATTTCACAACCAGAGGAAATTCTAGTCCCTTTAAAGCCTCATCAAAAAGCAATGATTCATGCCATGGCACGGCATGAACAGGAAAGTATGACTGGTATACCGTATAAAAATAGTTCTACATATACAAACTATGGTATTCTTGGAGACGAAGTAGGTTCAGGAAAGAGCTTGGCAGTATTAGGATATATTGCGTATAAAAAACATAATAAATTATCTATGAAAAAAAATACCTTATATCCTTATAGTAAAAGTAATTTTTTCACTGTATATACAAGAGATTGTACAATTACAAATAATTCACCATCCCTTATTATAGTTCCTCATACAATTTATAGACAATGGCAAGATTATTGTAAGAAACAATCAACGCTGAATGTATTTTATGCAAAATCTAGTAAAGAACTTACACCTAAAATAGATATTTCTGGAAATATAATAGATGTAGATGTGCTAAAGAATAAATTAACAAATTCAGATGTAGTACTTGTAAGTAATACATTATATAATGATATTGAAGAACTGGCTAAAAAATATAATGTTACATGGAGCCGTGTATTTGTAGATGAAGTAGATTCTATTTATATTACAGGAGGCAATCCTCAACCAAATACAGCATTTACGTGGTTTATTACCGCAACCTGGTCTAATTTTTTAATGAATGGTCACTGTATACGACCCACACTATTAGAATATTATGCAACAAACCAAAATAAATATACAACTGAACTTGGTAAATGGCTTCGTTCTGAATTAGGTATAACAGAGTATGGGGGAATTAATTATGGTCGTACAACATGGATGCGTGTACGAAGTTCCAATTGGCTACGTGATTTCTTTTCACAACATATTCTACGTGGCATCTCACTTTTATTCACATCTGCCGATTTTCTAAAAGAAAGTCAAAAAATGCCAGGACAAGTAGAAACCACAATTTTATGCGAGCAACCTGCGAGTCATAGAGCAGTACTAGGGCTAGTAAATCAAACGATCCAACAAATGCTTCATGCTGGCAATATTGAAGGGGCACTAGCAGAGCTTGGGGTTTCTTCAGACACGCCAAAAAATTTAGTAGAGGCTGTGACAGAAGAACGTGAAAAGGAACTGAATCGTCTGAAAAAGACTCTTGTATTCAAGGAGACTATGGATTATGCGACACTTATATCAAAAGAGACTGCATTGGCGACGCTACGAACTCGTATAGCATCTATAGAAGAACAGTTAAAGGTATTTCGCGAGCGTCTAACAACAACGATAGCAGAAGAGTGTCCTATATGTTATGATGATCCGAAACAATCTTCTGGAACATTGACCCCATGCTGTCATCGTATTTTTTGTGGCGGTTGTATTTTGAATAGTTTAACACGTCGTTTAGCATGTCCTATGTGTAGGGCTCCTGTACAGCCAAGTCAATTGATTCGACTGGTAGAAGAAAAAAAGAAGAAAAGTGTGAAAAAAGAAGAATCGAAACTACTATCGAAACAGAAACAATTATTAAAAATCCTACTAGATAATCCTACAGCTCGTATTCTTGTTTTTAGTAGATATGACAACCCTTTTATAACTCTTGAGAATGATTGCCAGCAAGCTGGCATAACCTATCATACCCTTCGAGGAAATAAAGATGTTATTGCCAATACTATAAAGTCGTTTGAATCTGGTGAAAAACGAGTACTATTTTTACCTACGCAAAGTGCAGGTGCTGGTTTAAATTTAGTAAGTGCGTCGCATGTAGTACTATTACATGCGATGACACCAGAAGAAGAGAAACAAGTAATTGGAAGAGCCTATCGCCTAGGACGTATAGAGCCCCTACAAATAATACGACTACTTCATGAAGGAGAAACAATACTGAATTAATCCTCTTCTTCTTGAAGAGCGAGTTTTTTTGTCTTTACTTCAGGAAACTTTCCAGCTACCATAGAGATGCAACGAATTGGCACATCATAGGAGTCATGAATGCGACACATTTCCCTCCAAGCATTGAATAAAGCACTTTGACGACTTAGTACACGAGTAAATACTAAATCTTTTGGTTCACATGGAGGATGAATAGGAGGACCACGATCACAGAATATATGATTTGTAACTTTTAGTTTTAATTGCTGTGTTAGTGGGAGAATTTGCCAACATTGATAGAAAAATGCCCAGAAATCCGCCCAATCACTTTTATGTATAATATTGAATATACGCATATAAGCTTCCATAGCATCTTTGGAGCCTTCTAGGCGTTTTGGACTATTTTCATGGAGAACAAGACCTGCCAAGTTTGCTTCGTTATTTTCAAGAGCAATTGTCATATAGGGGTCATATTCATCAAATAAACAGTGCCACGCCCATTCTAAACTTGCGCTAGTACAATTACTATCTTCAATATGCACTTGTTGGTCTAGTATAGGAAACCCCTGTAAATGGCGGAAAATGACTCGTAAATCGCCACATTCTGCCACTTCTCTTGGCAATGTAGAATGTAAGGTTTGTAGAATTACATCTGACTTCGGTGGTTGTAAAACCATTGTTTTACAGATACGTCGTATTTGTTCCATTGGTCTTCCGTGTAGATTATTACAAATTAGAATGAGTGCATGACTCTTATCTCCTGGTTTCCAGTCACGAAGATGACCCAATAATTCTTTGAGACCTCCGTTTTCACCCCCACTTAATCCATCCATTTCATCTAGAAGAACTGTCATACGTTCAGAATTTCCATCACGCAACCACTCTTGCACTCCTCCATATTTTAGCAAAGGAAGAATCGTTTTACGAAATGCTACACCGGACCGAGTATGGCTTGCATTGAATTCACATAAGGTATGTTGAATCTTTTTCATAACTCTGTGTACAACTGTTGTTTTTCCAATACCAGGAGGACCTACGAGTAAAAATGCAGGTGATGTGCGATGAAACATCCATTCGAATAATTGTTGTTCGGCTTCTGGTTGAAAACAATAGTCTGGTTCAGACATCTATGTTTTTCTTGATGATTTAGTTTAGGCCTGTATGTATAGGTCTAAACTAAATCATATAGTTTTTTAATTTAATTATTCAAGAGAATTCTAAGCCGTATTAGTGGATGGTACAGTGACAGGAGTATTTGCTGGTAATGATGCGGAAGGAGGGCATGATTCTGCGAAGGTGGGGGCTCCTAAAACAGTTGAAGGGGGGTTGTACGTACAAGATTCTCCATTTGTAATTCCTTCCCATGTGAGCCCCGCATGTTGTGCCATCGTACATAATGTATTTATATCGGCAGAGTTCATTCCAGCCTTGTAGACATACGGGAAATATTTGGAATCATCTGCGGGAGGATTTAGAGGATTATCATCCTTTGACCAAGGACGTAGAAGACCTCCACTGCGATTTACACCGACTAGATCGACACATGTGTCCTTCATACCACGTTTGAAATATAGTAGATAGTCGGGGCACATATTAATCATCGGGGGCCAAGAGCCGGTATATGTTCCTAATACATTTCCTTTTGAAAACCAGCGCATTCCGTAGAAAATGAAAATTAAGACAAATAGTACAAGACAAAATAGTGCGGCCCAAATGCGTCCAGATTGAAATAATTTCATATTGACAGATAATCCAACTGCAATGGATAGAAATATATATGCTATGAAGTAATAGTCCATCGGGGCGTTCTACTTATAGAATAAGATTCATAATTCTAAATTATTATAATTTAGTTCCATTCTAAAAATATTTATTAATTTTTTTAGAAGTTTTCTTATATAAATTATATATTTTTAACCTAGACGTGCTATGGGGGCAGGTATGCCCGTAGCTACGGGCATACCACCGGAAGGAACTTCAAGGTAGAAGGACGCATAGTTAGGGGATGTGCCGACTATACCATCGGAGCCA